ATCGACTCGACTACTCCTGTCTCTGCGCTCGCAGGTACTTGCCGCCCGCTGGCGTGAGACGCAGCGCGCCGTTGTAGCCGATGATGACCAGGCCGTCGGCCTGCGCCTTCTCCATCAGCTTCTTGTCGTCAGCGTGCGGCGCCGCGTGCCACGGCTTTACCATCTGCCCGCGCTGCCCGGCGAGATGCGCCAGCAGCTCCAGTAGCTTGTCTTCCCGTTTCTCTGCCATCTCACCCGTCCTGCGGGGTGGGGCGGGGCGGATTTACCCGCCCCGCTGCCATCGGCCCGCTGTTAGTCTACGATCTCAATCACGGAGTCCAGGCCGTAAGCCGCCGCCGGGCCGTAACGCAGGTAGCCGCCGAGTGCCACCACGCTCGCGTCGCTCGCGGCATCGGCAACCGTCAGCGTGCCACGGATGAAGGTGAAACCCTGCGCCTTCGCCTCTTCGGCGGTGACTTCGACCAGCACCTGTGAGTTGTCATCAACACCCGCCTCCAGCGGCGTGATGGCCTTACCGGTGACGGGGTTAGCAAACGCGCCATCAGCGGCCGTGTCGCCGTTGACGACGAAGGAGACCGTCGAGCCCGCCTCCATGTCACCGACCTGGACGATGAACAGCACGCGCCGCACGTTCTCCATGTTGATAGCGTCGCCATGGGTCGCGCCCGGCCCGTGCGCGTCAGGGTCAATGCAGGACACCACGGCCAGTTGTTCGCTCAGTCGTTCGGTATACATCGGTGTTTTTCCTCCCAGCCGTCAGTCGTTGAGGTAGACGAACGGGCTGACGGTGTACGAGCCCTGCGGGTCCGCCAGGGTGATCGCGTTCTTTAGCCACGGCTGCCCATCCAGGCGCTCGTGGAAGCGCCACACCACGCGCCCATTCGTGAAATCTGCATGCTCGCTGTACGACACGCTCAGGCCGCCCTTGACGAACAGCTTGTAGGCGTTCAAGTCCGCGAGCAGCACGCAGCCGCTGTTGTCGTCCTGCGGCAGATGCTCGCTGACGATGATCGGCCAGCGCGTGCCCGGCATGATGTCGTACTGCGCATCGGTGCCCACGCCGGACGGCACGCCGGCACCGTTCGTGCCGATCTCGAACATGCCGATGTCGGGCCAGACACCCTGGTGGATGAACCACGCGGGCCGACCACCCACCGCCTTGAACCGCGCCTTCATGGCGAGCATATCACCATACGAGAAGACCCCGTCATTGATGGGGGCAACCGGGATGGCCGCGTCAGCGTTCAGGATGCCGAGGGGCTCGCCAACGCCGGAGCCGCGCAGGATGAAGTACTCCTCCTTCGCGGCGATGGCGATGCCAAACAGGCCGCGCAGCAGCGCCTCAATCGCCATCGGGGAGTCGGACATCAGCTCCTCGGTGATGCGCGTCACGCCGCCGATTTTGTGGATGCGCCAACGAATCTGCTCAAATGCGGGGTCGGTGTCGGTGTAGGCGCTGTTCTCAGCCGTAGCCACCGCCGTCACGCCCGCCGCATACGCGGTATCGCCCACGCCAGGTGTGGGTGCCACGTACTGGTCGAGCGCCGGGTACATCCCCGCGTCGCTGCCGACCGGCACGCGCTGCACCATGCTGACGATGGGACTGGCGTCTTTAGCGACCTGCAGCAGATCCTGCACGTACTGGTCGGGGACCAGGTAGCCGCCCGCGGCACCCGAGTCCTCGACGAGCGTCTTGGTGCTGCCGTACACCTCGCGCAGCCGCTTGACGTCACCGCGCTGCACCGCCAGCAGGAAGTCGCCGAACGACTTGACGTTCTGGTCCGCCGTGCCGCCGTCCTGCGTGAAGTACCCCGCGTTCTTGATCGGCGGAGCCGACTCCATGTACTCCAGGATGCGGTCGAGGTTGCGCCCCAGGTCCTGCATCTTGGCTTCAAGCGCGTCCAGGCGATCGTTGTCAGCCGGAGGCGCTTTCGTGTCGTTATCAGACATGTTACCCTCCTCAGAGATGATATGAATATCAACTTTGGCGTCGGTAGTGGCGTCTGCCGCACGGTCCACGCCCTCGGGCGTCTCCGGCCGCGCCTCCGGCTCCTCCACCACGGTCGCCATTTTCAGCGATTTCAGGGGCAGAACCACGTTTCGCGGCTCTGCAGGAGTCGGGGTGATACTCCCCTCGCCAATGGGCCAAGACTTAATCCACCGCGCCTTGCCCACACTCTCGCGCTCTACCAGGTGCCCAACGGCCCCGCTCGACCAGCCCATCTTGCCGTCCTGGATGCCGCGCTCATAGAGCGCCCGGACATACTCGTCATGCAGGTCAAGCTGTGCCTCAATCCACAGCCCCACGTCGTCAATCTTCAGCTCACCCCGCCCGATGCGCTTGTTCTTGAGCGTGCCGTCGAGGCCGTGCTGATAGTAGACGCTCACCCGGTCGCCCTCTTCCACGTCGAAGTAGGTGTCCTTGGTGAAAAAGTCGCCCTCCAGATCCGGGCTGAGGTGGTCACTAAAGCGCACCAGGTAGCCCCCCACGCGCCCATCGCCCAGATCTTTAATGGCGCTCCCGAAATAGACTAGTGTCTCTTCCACGCTCACTCTCCTAGTGCTTTGTCGATATGTTTCGATATAATCCGGACCACCTCCGGACCTTCCTGCTCGGCCACGTCCTGGATGGTCGTCCAGCCCGTGATCCTGTGATACATAGCCTGCTGCTTGCGGTCCTGCACGAGCGGACCGTAGCTCGCGTTGTTGCCCACCGTTGCGGTCAGGCCTGACACCCGCACATTCCACCGCTGGCCGAGGTCTTCGCTGGCGCTCGACTGCCCGCGCCGGTAGGGAATCTCCCCCTCCCGTATGAGTGCGAAAACCTTGCGCCGTTGCTTGTCGCTCTTGAAGCCGCCGGGCAGCGGGCCGCGCCGGCGCGGCGGGTACTTGGCCAGCCGGCTCTTGACGTGCTCGCCGGCCTCACCCAGCCCCGCCCTGACCGGCTCCATGCTGTGCAGCCTGTGCAGCTTGCGGGTCAACGGCTCCATGCCCTCAATCTTTACGCTGACGGTCATCTCGTCACCCAATTCACCCAACACCTGCATCTCGGGTGGAGCGGCGGGAACTGGTCGTCCCGCTCTATCGGCTGGTCATTGCGCGGCCCGCAAATGGGGCACACAATGTCGTCTTCTCTAGTTACGTGTACCGGTGTTAACTGCACACCTTGCCGCTCCAGTCCCCGCACAAACGCCCGCTCGCCCTCGACCGCCGCGCGTGTCACCTCCGTGCGAGCGATCATCTCGGCCCGTACCGGGCTGTACGTGCCACTCAACAGCTCCCGCAACTCGCCCTGCGTCAGCGGCTCCTCAAACGCCCGGGCAATCAGGCGCTGTAAGGTGCTCCGGCTGGTGCTGTTGATGCCGGTCACGAGATCGTACGTGTAATTGCGCGCCCACTCCACCGCCTGCTCGTTGATCTGCCCCCACTCAACGCCGATGCTCGTCTGTGCCAGCATCGCCTCGGCCTGCTCCAGAAAAATGCGCTGCTGTTCAGGCGAGAGCGCGCGTACAAAACGCTCCACCTCCGTGTCCCAGAAGTCCGGCGGCAAGTTGTCAAAGTTCACCGCGTCGTCTTCGACCACTTCCTCGAGCAGCCGGGTCAACTGTTCGGCTAACAGCCGCCCGATGATGCGCCCTAGTCGACGCTCTTTGCCGTCGCGGTCCTGCACGTCCATCAGGGATAACCCCGCCAGGCCGCCGCGCCCTTGAAAATGGTCGCCACGTCGTCAACGCTCCGCGCCGCAGACAGCGCGCCCTTTAGTGTCGCGAGCAGCAGCGGCGGGATGTGCTCGCTCTCGAAGTCGTCAATCTTCTCCGGCTTGCCCTCGGCAATCCGCTTTGACGCGAAGCGGTAAAACTTGCGCATGTCCTCATCCTGCGGCGTGACCTCTTCGACCTCCCCCTCGACCACCACGCTGGGGTTGGGTAGGGCAGGGCGGCTTGGCTGCCTTGTTTCATCGCCGCCCGGCATCGGCTCCAGCCCCATGCGCTCGCGGAACTCGTTGACGGTCAGCACGCCCCGGTCAAACATCAGCGCCAGCTGATAGACTTCATCTTCCTTGTCGTCCTGGTAAATCTCAAGCCGTTCGGGCTGGAACTTGAGCTCG